GTAACAGACATCTTCATCAATGTTATTACGGATTCATCTACTGGTCTGTTTTCTTCTAGTGCTACCACATAGTCACCTATAATGATAACTCCAAGAAGTAATAATACACCACTTGTTATTAATAATATTACAATATCTTTAAAATTTTTTATCATTTAATCCTTTATCTTTTCGTTTCTTTTTCTGTGACCGTTCCAAGCCACAAAACCACCTAGTCGTAAAGACCAGTATGCCAAATAGTTCATGGTGTGGAAACCATTCACGTTGATGTTGATATCTCTGAATATTTCATCTGCTCTTTTTTGTGTGAGTTCGCCCATGGTATCTTTTTTGTTGTTCAACAATAGTGTTTTGTATTTGTATGCGTAGTCATGAACCAGTCCACCCACCAATAGCACTCCCACTGGTGAAAAGAATGTTCTCATAAATTTAGGAATACTTGCACCATCGAACGTGAAACCAGCCGGTATCACATATTCTTTGTCGTCTATTTTGTAATGCCAGTCTTTTGTGATTTCCCAATTACGAGTTGACAGCAACCACATGATAATCGCTCCCCAAAATCCTTTGTCCTTTGTGGGGATCCTTAGTGGTCTGAGATCCGGCAAACGGTTGTAAGAAAATTTTAATTTTGGTTCTACTTTTTTGTCTACTTTGTTGATGATTGCGGCAATGATAACAACTGCGATAAGCACTGTCCACTGCCAAAATTTCATTGCTAGTCCGATAATAAATTCCATAACGCTCCTTAAATTTAGTAAACGTATTTACCAAATCTGGTGCTATTTGCTTTGGGTGGTGTCTTTTTCGTCCTGTTCGTAGTACTGTTTGTACTTCTCCAGGATTGCATTTGATTCTTTGAGCTTTGCTCTGATCTGGGCAAAGTTTCTTGCTATCACTTGATAGTCTTTGTCTGTCAAACCAAACAGCACAGGATCTATGCCTTCCGCCTCAAGTTTGGCAAACACTTCGGTAGCGTTCTCTGATGTGATTATGATCCAACGAATCTTTTCCATTGTTAGAGGGGTTGGTGCCTCTAGATTTAATTTTGCTCTGGGTTCTTCCAGTGTGAACACTCTAAGTTTCTTTTCACCCACGGAGCAACCTGTAAGCAGTAATCCAAATAATATTATGACTAAAATTCTATTCATTGTGTGGTACATAGTTAGGGTTTGCTATCGATGGACATTCTGTGTTAATTTCGCTCTTTAGTGTGGCCTTGATTTCCTCTTCTGTTAATGGAGCACCTGAGGCAATCTCTATACATCTTGCCGCTTTGTCAGTGGCCTTGTTGATGATCCTTTCTATGGCTCCTGTTCTTTCAATTGCCAGTTTGCCAATGTCTCTGTTTTTCTTTGTGAATCTCTTGTCTAAATCTTCCAGATCTTTTTTGAGATTATTGATCAAAGAACTCAATTCCTTGTTGGCTTTCATGATGTCTTGGAAATCTTTTTTCTGTTGTTCCAACAATTTTTTCTGAGATTCAACACTCTGTTCAAGTTTTATTTGATTGGATTTCAAAGTGGCGTTGTCGGCACGCAGTTTCATCACATAAACTCCAGCACCAGCGACTCCTGTTATCAGAAGTATTGCGATTGCCATTTTGATTGTACTGAACATTATAACAGTATTTATTGGATTAGTCCGGGCTTGTACACAGTTTTGCCATTTTCTTTCATGGCAGTAAGGCTTTGTTTTCTATTGCCTTCTGATTTATAACTGACGTGTACCCAACCGGAATCAGGTATGCCTGGTGTGTAGAACTCTAGGATCAATTGATCATAATCTAGGTTGTCTTCTATGAACTTTGCCACATCGTAGTTTGGCGTTCCTGGACACTCTATGTCCACCGCTTCACCTTTGCAGTGCTGTGATGTGCTTGAGCCACCCACCGCTTCGTTCAGTGCTGGTCCCCTGTAGCCTGAGTTGATCACCGTTACACCGAACTGATTCCTGACCTTCTGTACAACGTTTCTGAACAGGGCCGTAGCATTTGCTAGATGTTCTTCACCTGGAGTGTTGTCTATGCCTCTCCTGAGGGCAGTCTGACTCTTTGTGAATTCTTGTAGTGTGAAATTTTGACTTAATCTTACCATTTGTACTTACTTATCACTGCTGACTGTCCGTCCTTAGTGAAAATGAATTTGTTTTCCATGGTCTTGGTTATGTGGTATGGACCAAAATATTTTGTCATGAACATACATTCCGCCATGCTCTCTGTGTCGATTTTAAAGGCTTTCTGCTCTCGTAACACCGAAGGTGTGTCGCCGTAATGGTGCAATTCAAATTGTATCTTGTCTTTGTGTCCTGGTTTGATGCAGGTAATGATGTTGTTGTCCAATCGGAACTCCATAAGGTTGAATTTATCAAAGAAAGAATGTACTTCACCCAGTTTCAAAGAATTGATTTTCTTGTTGTAGGCTATGGGCGTAAGCGGCAGTACTTCCGCTAAATTTTTCCTGGACGCTTCAAATGGCACTGGTCTCGTGTGATATGTAAATGTGAAATTTTTGATATTTGTTAATTTTTTTAGATCATCTAGGAATTCTGCTATGTCTCGATCAACACCTTCTGTTCTTTCAAATTCAATGAAAACACGATATTTTCCATCAGACATTGTGCCTGGTGTCGCATCCGCGTCTAGTATTTTTTTGTAACCTTTTTCTGCGAATCTTTCTAGATCCTTGGCACCTTCTGCATTGGTGCAGACAAAAGCAAGGACCATGATATTTTTATCTTCGCCCATTTTACTTTTGTATTGGTCCACCGAGAACCTATCTAAAACTATTCCGTCAAGATCGCCGGCTCTAAGTCCTTCGTTTAATTTATTCATCTGTGTTCAATTCTGATTCTGCAGGCTCAAAGTTTTTTCTATCGGTTGCTAGTTCTTGTCCGGTTTTGAAACTCGCTATAAGTGTCTTGGGCATTCTTATAGAAACAATCCAAATTGGATGCCCGTCGATTTTTCCTTTGGTAGTTCCGGGTCTATAATCCTCTGGACCTTTGATTTGCCTTGGTTTGAATAGTACGTCTTTTTTATAGGTCACCTTACAGCCATGCTCAAGCAACCTTTTACCACCCGATGGGTCTGGCATCTGTTCTTCAGGCCACATAAAGTCGCATGTGACAAAATGTCTTTCATCTTTTGGACCTGCTACTAATTCACCATCTTCCCAATTTTGAAACACGTAGCAGTCTAGCTCATCTAAAACTCTTTCAAAGTCTTTGAGAGTGTCTAAACTTGGGCTCAGTGCGTACAAGTGTTGTACGTTTTTAATAATGTTTAAAACGTCATGCATAGTCATATTTAGCAATATATCTTGGGTACTCAAATATGCACATATATTTTGTTTGGTAAATCAGTAAATACTTTTACAAATGTCTCGTAAACAAAGACGAAAAAAACAACAATCCAACATTATAAACCTTATGAACTATCTTGAAAAGAAAAGAAGTACGGCCAGACCTACGGCCAAGACAGTGGGTCAACAGAACTACTTGGATATATTAAATGATTACAAAAATAAGATTATTGTAGCCATCGGCCCCGCAGGCACAGGAAAAACTATGTTGGCTACAGAACGTGCCATTGAACGTTTACAAAAAGGCGAAATCGATAGGATCGTTATAACCAGGCCGGCATCCAGCGTTGACGAAGAAATTGGATTCTTGCCTGGAGACATTCAAAACAAAATGGAACCATGGATGAAGCCCATATTTGACGTGTTTGGCAATCATTTCATGCCGCCTACATTGGACGAAATGATAAAGCGAGGCACCGTTGAGATAGCACCGCTGGCCTTTATGCGAGGAAGAACTTTTAAAGATGCTTTCGTAATCGGCGACGAAATGCAGAATTCAACACCGTCTCAAATGAAGATGCTTATGACACGGTTGGGCAGGGGGTCGCAAATGGTGATCACCGGAGATGTAAAACAGTCAGATAGAATGATCGACAACGGATTGACAGATTTCAGAAGGCAGTATGAAAAGTATTTCAATCCAAGTTACATTAATTTTGTAACACTGACCAAGGATGACATACAAAGGCATCCAGCGGTCCAGGAGGTTTTGAACATATACGGAGATTAATTGTTCTCGAACTTTTCCATTACGTCTGAGTACCACTTGAGGTAATGTTTGTATACATTTTCGTAGGGCATGTTTTCGTCAACGAGATGTTCAGGTAGCCCGGGCAATCTGCATTTGAGCACTTCCTTATTGATCATGTCCAGCACAACCTGTGCTGACGCCATTTTTCCTGGTCCGATCTTCTTTTTTGAAAACTCAACAAACTCATCAAACTTTTTATCAGGTTTGATGTTGTAGGTCACTAACATATATCTTTTCTTTTGATGCTTACTACCCATTGTGTATCCTTGCAAGTTTTATCATTGTTGCGGCAAGATTTATTTCTGGATCTGCCACAAAAGAATGATCAACTAGTCCTTGTTTGATTGCTAGTATGGCTTTGTCTTGCCCCTCATCATCTTTTGAGATGAGATCTAAATTATCATACAGCCATCTAAATATTTCTTCTACTTCTTCTGGCCTCGCCTGAGAACACACTAGTTTTCTTGCTTCCAATATTTTTCCGGCCTTGAATAGTTCAACCATGTCTAATCTATAGTCGGCCTGACCTTTGTCAGATTTGTCAGGAGCATGAAGTTTTCCGTCTCTCGAATTCATTTGAACAAGATTAATGCACTTACGCATGTCTGGATAAGTTGCCTTGACATAGGTGTCTATCAACTCAATATTGGGTTCAATTTTTTCGGCAATCAGTATCTCGGCCACTCTTGCTGTGAACTCATTTTTATCAAGCGTCTCGATATGGAAACCTTGGCACCTTGAATGCAATGCTGGTATCACTCGGTTGGGATAGTTACAGGTCAATACGAATCTTGCGGATGTATGATAACTTTCCATTACTCCCCTCAATGCCGCTTGACCGTTGGGAGTGATATAATCTGCCTCGTCCAACAGCACATATTTGAATGCCCCGAACGGCATCACTTGTACAAAATTGATAATCTTGTCTCTCACTGTGTCCACAGAATTTTCTCTGGATGCGTTGATCTCCAATACATCGTATGGGTCAACATTCAATTCCTGGAACAGCACTTTGGCCAGTGTGGTCTTGCCTGTGCCCGGAGCACCAGAAAACAACAAATGCGGAATGGCTCCGTCTTTTAGCCACCCTTGGATCTGCTGTCTTTGATTTTCATCTCTGACTACATATTCTTTGAGAGTCTTTGGTCTGTATTTTTCTACCCACAATTCTTTCATATCTTTATATTATAACATCTTAAGGGAAAGATCAAGAATTTAATCATTACCAGGCAAACTTGTCATTTGTTGCATACCGCCTGTGTTGACATATCCTGCCTGTTTAGAAACATCATTGTGATTGGGTTCCTCATCTGAAACCAACAGTATATCATTTTCGTCAATCATCCTGACTTCTTCTGATACTCCGTCCTTTTCAACTTTCAATGCTCTGCTCCACCGTCCATGAGAAACCAACAGCCATTGTCCAATTTTTACATCGTCCTGCTTTGGTCCCACAGCATAGACCTGGCACCAACGAGGATGTATACCGGATTCCTTGCCGTCGTCGTCTAGTATAATGATTCCACCTTTTGTTTTCTTTTCACCAAAACTCATTTTGGAAACCAACACACGAGAGCCTAGGGGTTTGATGTTTTTATTCTGTACGGTGTATTGTAAGCCACCGGTACCAAACTTTGATTTTGCAATATCGTTCATATTGCTAGTATAGTAGATTTATTCTATGCCGTCAAGAGCCGCGTCAATGCCTGATTTGGTTTCTTTTTCTGGCTGTGTTGTAGTTTTTTTTGAAGTCTTGGGTTTGAACGTACTGACTGTTTTGCGTTCAGTTTGTTCGATGTTTGGCACTGTGGGATTGATCACTTGCGGTTTTGGTTTTGATAGAACTGTTTTTTTCTCTGCCGTATCCTGTGCCATACCTTTTGGAGATTGGTAGTATTCTTTCATTACTTCATTTTTGCTTTTGATGATCCTGCCTCCAGAGCCCAATATGTCTCCCCTTGCGTTCACACCCATGTTGCCCACTGCTGGTACTGTCTCATTGGCCGCTCTCAATTTATCGATGTCGACCATTCTTCCCTGCATAGTTCTGTACAATTTTTTTGCTTGTGGTTTACCTATTGCCATATGTTTTTTCTCCTATATGTACTTATCATCGCAAAAATTCACGATGATCTAAATCATAGACCAGTGGATTGATTTTATGGACTCCTATCAAGAACAGGCAAAAACTGCTGACACTTGATCCTCTTCCTACCCCCCACACTATATTATTCAGTCTCAGTGTGTCCACTAGGAAAATTAAAAATTGTAACACTTTGGTAAAACCTTTCTCCTTAAAAAGCAACATCTCATCAGTTACCCTTTGTTTTTCTACATCGCTGGTGCACTTGTCCAACAGCCATTGCTCCACATCTATTGTTTCGTACTGTGCAGGCATATGCCAGTGTTCTGTGTTGTTGCGATCAAACTCTTTCAATGAGATTGTATTTTTTGGCAAAGTTTGAAGTTGCGGGAGATCCAAACCAAGTTCTGCTAGTGCATTAGAATACTGTTCTATGTTTTCTATGTAAAGTTTACTGATGTCAAGATCTGGATCCTGGTATAACAGATCTAATAGATAGTCTTCCGAAAAAACGCAGTCACCGTAATCATTTCTTTTTATCTTTTCCGCCATTTAATACTTTTGGGTTGAACTTAAACACTTTAGCATGTTCCTGGTGCTCTTTGTCAACTGTTGTCTCGGTTCTGTCGTTGTTCCAACGGAAGTGTCCTGTGTATATGCCTTTTGGTAATTCTTCATCATAAGTTGCTGTGTCCGGTCTTAACCACCATGGGTCAAACTTATTATACTTTTCTGACCACCAATTGTCAATGTCCAATAGTGCGATTTCAGGGCCATCTTTGGTTATCGTATATGAAATACCATCACCCTGGTAACTGCTGAGTTCAAGTTTATTGACCAATATCTTGCCATCCAGCACGGCATTTGATTTCGTGAAAGATACGGCCGCCATTATTTGATCATAAGGTTGTCGTGGTAATTCTATGAATCGGTTGTTTGTGTGTTCGCTCAACATTGTGTATAATGGTTCATCACGATAGGTCACAATAGTGTTAGCGAAGGCATATTGGAAAAGTAACTTCAGCCTTTCAAAGTATTCGCTCTGTTCTTTGAGATCCGCGGTGACGGGTTGTATATAAAATTTGATGTTGTAGGTGTTATGAAAAAGTTCGTTGTCGACGATGATGATAGATTTGAATTCTGTTTTCCAACTAAAAGATCTGTTGTGCATCAACAATTAATTATTATTCAATGTTGACCAGCTCTCCTAGATCTGGTTCACCTCTGGCTTTCTTGAAATTGTCTTGCCAGTTCTTGATACGCCTTTGCCTCAGTTCTGTCCTGTAACTTTCTAATGCTGTGTAGATTTGAGATACCAGTTGAGGGTTCCTTGAAAAACGTTGTGCCGATGCCAGTTTCTTTGTGAGCTCTCTTATCCTTTTAGAGATGTCCTCGTCTGACATGTTGCCAAGTTCTTCTTGTAATGGATGAAAGTACATGGTGTACTCCTAACTGTTAGGCGTATTGTTTGCCTAGTTGGTGCATTAGCACAGTGGTGCCAGCGTCTGGTGTCATGAATTCGTATAATGCTCTGCCAAGTCCTGGAGCAATCGTGTCAGATGTTCCGTCACTGCCGTATACGTTGTCAGACTTTATAACCGCTGTTGGAAAAACCAAATTAGTTGCACCCGGGGACACTGTGATGTCCAGGATTATTCTTCCCAGTGTGCCTGTTGCAGGAAAATTAGAAAAAGAAAAAGTTGTGTCTGCGGTCACTGTCAGTGTTTGGTAATGACCGTTTTCATGATTCAATGTCACGGTGCCCGAAGAAACCGACCCGTGTGCATACACTGTTTCTGCCGTGTCTTTCAGTACTGCTCTTGTGATTGTGTTGTCGGCAAAGTTTGAGTCTGCGTTGACACTGGCCTTGTTTGTCTGTAGTGCCTCTATCTCTGTTTTTGCTTCTGTGAAATTGTTTTTTATGGCTGTGAAATTATCACGAAATCCCTGTGATGAATTATCCTGTCCCGATATCGGGAACGTTCCATCTACATTGCCTGGTACTATATTACTTGCCATTTTATTCCTTTAGTTTCTTTTTGAATCCTAGATATTTATCTCCTGTCCTCTCCACTCTTATCTTGCTTGTGGACGCAGGAGCATTGGTAAAATTCAATGTGGTTTTAAGGGTGCTTGTGTTGTGTGAGAGCTGGAACTGAGGCTCATAGTCCGCCGATCTCAAAAGGCTGTCGGCACTCAATTCTGTGGGATCCAGGACATTGTCTGCCCTTACCTGCTTTCCATATCTCAGTACAACAGAATTCTCACGTACTCTTAGTTCTTCTTCGTGTACGATTTCGTTTAATTCAAATGCAGTAGTTGATCCATCTGTGGTAATTGTCCCTGTGTCAACTAAATTTATATTTGTTCTGTATCTATCGATGACAAATTTAATGTTTTTGAAATTTATTGACTTGTCTAATATTCTTTTTCTAACCAACGCACTCTTTCCGGGTTTACAGTAGGCCAGCACTATTGCCATCTTGTACCCCAGAGGCACGCCCGAATTATCCTGTGATGTCCTCATCCAAAGTGGCAGATGTACGTACTCACGCTGTCCCAATGCCTTCATTCTTGATCTCATATTCGCCACTGCGTTTGGAAAAAGTTTTTCAAATGCTCCTAGGTCAGCACTCAAAGGATTAGCATATCTCAGTTTAGACCCTGCTAAGGAGAAACTTAGGCCTCCATTGGTGGTCACATTGTATACGTCATAGTCGGCGGTGATTCTTGTTATGTCGGCCAGAGGACCAATAATTGGTTTGTAGATCTGAGAACGCAGGTCCACCGAGGAAGAAACAGCGTTACCTAAATTATTGACTAGATTATCTTTCATCTCTAGGTACACAACCTCGTAAACTGTGTTGTTGTTCTGTTTGGCCACTGCTGTCTTGATGTCACCAAAGTAAAGTGTTTTTGGTTCATGATTTTGTTCCATTTGTTCTTGTAATATTTTTGCGGTCTTATGTTCGAGACCGGCGATCAACAACATTTCAGGATTGCTACTACAACCAAACACAGGGTCTTCAGGCCTGAATATGTTTTCTTCATTATTGATGTTTGGATCCTGTGCCACATCATAGAATAGATCCCTGTCCACTTGAGATATAAGTCCCTGTGCAGAGAGGTTGCCGTATTCTTTTCCATAAGGTAAACTGACAGTGATAGTAAATTCTCTAGATGATGCCGCTGACTGATATTGATCACTAACAGTGACGGTGAAGGAATATGATCTATCAAAGCTCAAGGTATTGGTGTCGAATGTTATCTCATTGGCGTCAACAGTGGTAAATTCTGTCAAGTCAACTGTTCCTATGATGTTGCCTTGTTCACTCAATGTCAATCCTGTGGGCAGTGATCCCGCCGTCACTGTATAGGTAAGCACTCTGTTTGATTCGGCGGCCTCGGCGCTTATTGACAACAGGCTTGGTATGCCTGCCGTGACTGTGCCAAGTGCGGCAGAAGTTGTAAATGCTATTCCAACGTCAATCGCACCGATCACCGTCATTGTGAAAGTTTTGTCTGAGAACACTGTTACGTCATTGTAAGGTGTACGTGATGCTCTTATTGTAAAAGTGTGTAAAGTTTCCACAGCAGATTGTGTTGGCAAAGTTCCTGATATTTCTCCTGTGTTGACATCTATTGACAGTCCTGTGGGCAATGATCCCGAAATGATCGAGTATTGTAGATCTCCTTGCAGTGTATCAAAGTCTACCACGTCAATCTTTATGACGACATTGTTGTCGTGTCTGAACGTTCCTAGATTGGATGCGGTTGAAAAGATTGGACGTCTATTGCCAGAAAGACTCATTAATAGAGGATACCCCTCAAGCACTGTTTGATCTATTGTTATCCTGGTATTGTCAACCCTGAAATAGTCAGCAGTGTACACGAAAATACTGTTTACCTGTTCCACGGTTGTTGTGCCATCTGACACCCTGACTATAAATTCGTAATTCACAGATCTGGATTTTGAACTTGTGGTCGGATCATAAGAAATGTCGTCGTATGCGTATGTGTTATCAAAACCGCCTATGTCTCCAAACCTTTCATCGTCTGCCAACAGCACAGTGCCTGATATCAATCCTGATGTGCTCATGGTTACGCCTGGTGGCAGTTTTCCTGATTTTATATCGTACACCAAAGTCTGTCCTGCGGCAGTGTCTGTGTCTGTGGCCTGCACTTGGAATTCAATGTAGGAACCGTCCAGTACCCATTTGTTGCCTACCCTGGTAGAATCCGACAGATCCAACTGTCCTGCCGAAGTATTGAACGTTGGAGCATCCGCACCTTGTATCTGTAGTGAAAAAGTTCTATCCGCTATGTTGGTCCCATCAGAGGCGCGAATCACAAAAGTGTATAGACTTCTGGTCGCAACCTCGAATGGAGTGCCTTGCAGTAAACCTGTTGTTGAGAGTAAAATACCGGGAGGTAGGGTTCCTGCGATCAGAGAATAAGTCAAACTGGCAGAATCCAACGTGTTTGCTTCCAATTGTTTAGAATAAAAATCACGTTCGTTGATAATACCAAGCGAATTCGCTGGTGTTGACCATGTTACGTTTGCCATAGTTTGTGTTACTCTCTATGGATATTTATGGAAAAATCAGTATTATGATTTTGCGTAATAAGGTATTACGTAGGCTGTACCACTAATTTTAACTTCAAGATAACCTGTTGGTGTAGCCGGCAATGCACTTGCTCCACCTGCCGAACCCACTGTTCCTTGTGTAGCAGTTCTGAAATCCACAACACCTGTACCTTGTGTGTCTATCTGTATGTCACCGTTTGAAATGTCATTCTGTAGTTTGTCTGTTCTCACAGAAGTTGCTTCTAAAAGTGTGGTGTTGATTTCACCTGCAATGATTTTGCTGTTAGATTGTATGTTCTGTCCACCTGCGTCTAGTGTGATACCACCCGATGTTGATGATATAGTGTTTCCATCTATTCTGATATTGTCTGCGTTAAATTGTCCAGTTACTGTTGCAGTTCCGGTAACATTTGTTGTTGTTGTTAGTTCGATTGTTCCAGTACCGCCCGGAGTGATAGATATGTTGGCATTTGAATCACTGCCGATAGTGGTATCATTTATGTTTATACCATCCACGTTCAAGCCTGATCCGTTCACAGTCAATGATCCTGTGATAGTCTGATTACCTACTGTCGTGATGTCGTCAGTGACTAGAGTGCCTGTGATGTTGGCACCACCTGCTGAAACAGTCAATGCGCCTGAACTTGTCAGTGTGCCTGTGACGTTTGTGTTGGCCTGAGCTTCTATTGTTCCAGTTCCACCTGGGTTCAAATTTAAATTTGCATTTGAGCTAGTTGAAATTTCTGAATCGTTGACCAAAACGTTATCTATTGTTACAGTGCCGGTCATTGATGGTGACGTCAATGTTTTGTTTGTTAATGTTTGTAATCCTGTCAATGTTGCCACAGTGTTGTCAATTGCTATGGTCACTGTGTTGCCTGTACCTGCTGTGGTGATTCCTGTACCACCTGAAAACTGTAGAGATTCTGAATCTAAGTCAATCGACAATGCTGTTGAATCATCACAGGCAAAATCTAAGTCCTGTGCTGTTACTTGTGAATCAACATATGCTTTGATTGACTGTTGCGTAGCAAGTGCAGTGTCTGAATTTGAGCCCATTGCATCTTCGTCCAGTATGGATGTTACCGTTGCGCCAGATGCCAACTTTAGTGAAGCGAGTGTAGATAATCCAGTAACATTCAAAGTTGAACTTACTGTTGCGGCACCAGTTATGTTGGTATTGGCAGTCAGTTCTATTGTGCCTGTTCCCTGTGGGTCTAATGTTATGTTACCATTTGATGCGGAAATTATTTTGTTACCATTGAGGTCAAGGTCATCGGTCATCAACGCTCCAACCAAGGTTGGATTGTCAAAAGTGGTTGCGTCGCTGTCTGAACCGTAGAGCTCTATGAAATTGTCATTGATCTTGTCAAACGCTGTCCTTAGTGGATCACCTGTTCCGTCGTTTGCTGTGGTTCCTATGTTAATCGTTTGTCTTGCCATCGCAATTATTTATCAGATTTTTTATAAGCCGAATGTAATATATTATACCAGGAACAGAGCCCTGCTGAATTTAAAGACTGTGCCATCGCCGCTGGCCAGTGTGGCCCTTACCCTTACGTTTCCGCTGTCTATGTCTGCTGTGAATGTGGCCATGTCACTGCCAGAACTGGTTATGCCAACTATGGAAATATAGGCATTTGAGCCATCGTGCGTGACATATAGATCTTGAATACCTGCCCTAGAGTTGGTAGTGTCAAACATGGACACGCTATACTTGGCGGATCTGTATGTGGTAGCATCAAAGGTATCTATGTTGGCAATCGAAGAACCCGAAAGTGACGCTGTGCCGTCTGTGTTGATAAGGTGTGTGAACGACCCCGCCGAAACTGTTACAAAACCCAAGTTTCCTGATCCATCTGTTTTGAGCACCTGATCCGCTGTGCCATCTGTTGTTGGAAAACTCAGGCTGTTGATAACCACTGTGCCCGAGCCCGATGCCGAAAGTTCTAGGTTTGCGTTTGACTCAAATGTTGAGATTGTGTTGTCTTTGAATTGTAAACTGTCTATCACCACAGAACCTGTGCCGGAAGCAGTCAACTCAAGATCTGAATTGGATTGGGTGGTAGTGATTATATTGTCTTTGATCCTGATGTTGTTGTCAACCAAAAGGTTGTTCATGGTGACAGCACCTGTGCCAGCAGGTATCAAATTGATGTTGTCGTTGGATCTAGTGGCTGTAATGTTGTTGCCGGATATTGTGAGAAAGTTGTCATCTACCTGTGCGTACAACTCCGTGAAGTTGTCATTGACTTTGTCCATCGCGGCACGAAGCGTATCACCTGTACCGTCGTTAGCGTTTGATCCTATGCCTAATATCTGTTGTGCCATTTATATTACCTGCCTTTTCGCGAAGTATTTAATAACTGTTGAATCATTTGATATGGGTACTGCTCTCAACCTCACATCTCCACCACTGATATCAGCGGTCAATGTCAAAAGACTTGACGTGTGGTTTGTGGTGCTACCAGCATCGTTGACATATGCCGTTGACCCATCATGTGTGACGACTGCTTCAACTATCTCATACCTTGAATTGGTTGTGTCAGTTATACTGAGCAGATATCTTGTGCTACGATATACTGTGCTATCAAAAGTGTCTATGCTGGCCTCTGTGCTTGATGCCAGTGTTACTGTGCCGTCTTGCATCACGGTGTGATCAAAGGAATAATCTGCTGTGACAAAACTCAGTGTGCCGGCACCATCGGTCTTCAAAACCTGTACGAGTCCTGCGTTGTCTGATTTTGGCAAGGACAATCCATTAATAGTGACTTTGCCAGAACTATTACTTTTAAATTCAAGATTGCTGTTGGATTCAGTGGTTGTTACTGTGTTGTCAAAAAAATTCAGAGATTGCAATCTGATTGATCCAGTGCCGTTGGCCTGTAATTCCAAATTCTGATTTGTGTTCACTGTTGATATTTTGTTGTCGGTCAATGATACACTTGCATCAACTAACAAATTATTCATGGCCACCGCACCTGTGCCAGCGGCTGTCAGATTAATGTCGTCATTGCTTCGCAATGCTTTTATATCGTTTTGTTTGAAATCTATGCCATCACCTAATGAATAAACATCAAACGAAGAATACAGTTCCGAAAAGTTGTCATTTATCTTTTCGCCAGCGATTCTGAACACATCACCGGTGCCGTCGTTCGCTACTGTTCCTATGTTGATTATTTGTCTAGCCATAATTTAAGTGTATTTAGTGGATTCTACAGTCCGTAGATGCTCTTGCTGTCGTTGTAGTTTGATGTGACTTCCGCGCCGCTCAATGCCCTGTTGTAAACACGCATTATGCCCACTCTGCCGGATAACCAACCCGCCGTTGAACACGAATAGG